CCAGAGTCAACGCAACGGCGACCACGTTGGGAAGCGCCACTGCGGCGGCCCCGGAGCCATCACCCACATATGTGGCGGCCCCAACCCGGCCCGCGGTTGCGGTGGTGGTCAGGGCGGCACCGGCGGCGGTGCCGGTGGCCACGTTGGCGGATGCCACATAGCCGGCAATCACTACCCGGACCTTGGCCGGAGTGGCCGCGGTGCCGGTGGCCGTTTCCGTAGCCACACCAATGGTGGTCCCGTTCCCGGCGGCGGCGGGTGCCTGCACGATGAACAGGGCCTTGTCCGGGCCGGTTTGCGACACATCCAGGGCAACGAAGTCCCCGGCGGTGATGGCTCCCGCGGCATAGAAGGTTTCCGTTTGGCGCCGGTTCGACGTGTCCGCGCCTTCACCGCCGCCCAAGAACTGAACAAGTGTAGAAGTGGCCATTGTCTATGCCTCGGCGTCAAGAAGAAGGGAATGGCTGGCCAGGTGGCCGGTCACAAGCTGCATCCGGCAGAAGACCATGGCGGCCTCCGTGGCGGTGCCGGGCACGGGCATCATCTCGGACACATTGAAGAACCCGTCCGTGTCCACATAGAGTTGGAACTGGTCAGAAGACAGGAGGTATGCGGACACCGGTTCCCGGCCTGCGGAAATGGTGCCGTTGACGTTGTAGCCCAAGTTGGGGTCAACATAGATACGGGCGCCGCGGTAGGTCGGCACCATCTCACCGTTCAGGCCGTTCCGGTCATTGACCGTGACGTACTGGATGCGGGCATCCATCAACGCCAAGAAGGCCGCATAGCTGGACGGGGACATCAACATGATGTCAGGGGTTCCGCCTGACGGGTTGTAGATGCTGCTCTGGATGAACAGCTCGTCCAGGTTGGCAAGGGTCAGGGTTCCGCCCGCGTCAACAAACTGGTTGAACCAGTTTTGGTTGCGGTACGTGACCTTGGACAGTCCGCCGACGCTGTTAGCCTGTGCGGCCTTGGCGCGGGCTTCAAGCCACCCCGTGGTGTTGGGCGCGGTGATGTCCACACCACCCACGGAAACACCGGAACCGTTCAGGGTTTGCAGGGTGGTCAGCTTCGAGCTGTCCCCCGCAATGACCTGCTTGCTAACTTCCTTCTTCAAAGAAAGCATCACGTTCTTCATCTTGGCTTCAAGGATGTTGACCACGGCCAAGTCACCCTTGTTGGCCGCCTTCTCGACGGCGGACAAGATGATAGGCTGCGTGAAGTTGCTGTATTCAAATTTGGCGGTCTGGAAGGGGTCAGTGACCGCCATGGACACAGGCTCAAAGCCGTTATTAGTCAGCTCGGTGATGGAGCTGTGGTCACCAAAGATGACCGGCTGTTCCACGCGGGCACCGCCGGACACCTTGACCAAGTTGCCGTGGTCTTCGATGGCGCGGATAAGCGGGTGGGCAAGAAAGGAGTTGTCAACCAGCTTGTCCCGGAGGAGCTGTAGCGTGGTTGAGAGTACGGACTGTGGGGGCATGGTGTTGGGCTCGCTTGTTGTTGGATTCTACGGTGGAAGGCGTGTCCGGGAAGGCCGGGGCCGGATACCGCAGGCTCCACAAAGGGGTGGCCCACGCATGGCCGGACATTACCACGCGGCCGGCACCGTGTCTATTGGTTGCGGTGCAGGGACTTTGCAAGCGCCAACAAGTCCGCGTTGTTCATGCGCCGCATGTCCCCGCGTCCGGGGCGGCCTCCGGGTGCGGACCTGCGGGGTGCAGCGGTGCCAACAAGGGCGGCTTCCTTCCGGGCCTTGCGGGCGGCGGCCTTGGTGACCCGCTCCGCTTCCCGGGTGGTCTTTGCCTGTTTGCCTTTGGCGGCCCAATAGGCCGTCTCCAGGTCCAAGGCCGCGTTGTGTTCCAGCAGGTGTTGAACCTCGGACCGCAAGGCGGTGTCATTGGTGAAGTCCGGGTGGGCGGACGTGAAGGCCTGGTAGGCGTCCTCCGCTTGCATGGTTTGGTATTCCGCCTGCATAGGCTCGAGCGCTTCCCGCAGACGCTTGGACACCTCGGCTTCAATCCTTGCGTTGACCGTCTGCTCATTGAAAGGGTCATACTCCGGCACTTCTACGTCTTTCAGCGCAGCGGTGCCCGCCATCAAGGCTTCCCGCTCCCGCACAAAGTCCCGGCGTTGGTCGGCTATCTCCTGCGTCTTCCTTGTGTAGTCCGCCCGCATGTTCTTCATCAAGTGCCGGATGTCCGGCGGGACCTGTTTGATGGCGTCATCCCATGACAGGTTCCGCACCCGGGCCGGGGCGTCATCCGCCACGGGTGCCGGGTCCGTGGCTTCCATGGCCGCAACCATGGACGGTTCAATGTCCGGGGCGTCCGGGGCGTCCGCGTCTGCGTGGGCCGCCTGAGCTTCCGCCAGTACGGTTTCCGCCACGGACGGGTGGTTGGTTGGGGCATTGGCCGGGGCGGTCAAAACGTCGGGAGTGGTCACGGTGGACTTCCTTGGTTGGTTGGGTTCAAATCAGCATCAAGTCATCAGACACATCATTGGCGTCAATCATCTGTAGCGGGGTCCCAACGCGGAAGTACCACCCGGGGTTCCATCCGGGGCCGTTCACGAACTGGATGGGACGGCCAAACAGGGACGCGCCAGGTTCCAACACGGACACGTTCTGTATCCGCGATATGATGAACGTCCGCCATCCCGGCAGGTCACCCGTTGCGGACGCGGACTGTGGGTCCACATACAGGTGGAGGTACACCGTCCCATTGGTGCCGCGCCACACGGCGTGTGGGTTCCCGACCCGTTGGCCGTACTTCCCGGCCGTGCCTTCCGGCTGCCACTTGTCATTATAGAAGAACGACACCGGGGCCTTCATGTCCACGGCCTTGGCCAGCTCCCGCATAGGGTCACCGCCAAAGGCGGCCACATACTGTGCGCCGCGTGACTTTGGGATGACGGTGCGAGGCTTGGCACCAAAGCCAAACGCCTTAGCGAACCGCGCGCGGAGACTTGTGAAGGCCATGCCGGCTACAGGCGGGCTTGGAAGTCAAAGTCCGCCGCGGGCACTTCCGGTCCGGCAATCTCCACGTCTACTTCCTCTTCATCAAAGGGCATGTCCAAGAACGCCACAAAGTCTTGGTCATCGGCCAGCTGCATCATGGCCGCAGTCAGGGCGGTTAGGTCGCCTTCTGTCCGCAGGGCGTCAAGCCGGACCGGCAGGGGCTTCCCGTAGTCTTGCGCGGCGGCGTCAATCATCGCGAGGAAGCGCACCACGTCCGGTTCCAACTCCGTGACCGGTTCAATGTATTCATCCGGCTGGATATCCATACCCATGACCGTGGCCACGTCTGCAATGGCCTTGGCCAGTGCGTTCATTACCTTGGGGTTGATAGGTTTCTCAAACTCCGGAACCAGGGCGGCCAGCTCGGCACCCACGATGTCATCCGCGTCCCCGGCGGCGTCCAGTAGGTCTTGGGGCATATCATCGGGCGCAGGCATTGCGGCCCCGTAGTCAATGGGCATGTCAGGCTCCGGGTATGGGACCGGCGGCCCCGTCGAAGGGTGGGCCGTCCGGCAGGGTGCCGGGCGGTTACGGGGTAGCGGGTGCGGCTTCCGGCGGTGGTGGTGCCGGCACGGCCAAGTCTTCCGGGAGCTGGAACACCCGGACCATTTCTTCCAGAATGATGCGAGGGTCCGCGCCGAGCTGGACAAGGACCGGGGCAAGCCGTTCAAGTGACTGTTGCTTGGCCAGGTCAGACAGGGGCGTGGTACCCGCGTCCACGGCCCAATACCCAAAGTCCCCGGTTAGGTCATCCGCGGACAGGATGGTGGGGCCAACAGGGTTGGGCAACGCAAGGGGTTCGGCATCATCCCCAAGGACAACAGACAACATGACGTTGTAAGTCATGGCCAAACCCGTGATAACAGAGTCCCGGATTCGAGCCATGCGGCCCAGCTCGGACGATGTGTAGGCCGCCAACAGGTTTTGTTCCGTTGCCGTGGACTTGGTGACTTCGCCGCGGGTGAACGGGGCCAACAGGCCTGCGGCTTGAATGTCCATATCCACCGTGAGAGCATAGGCCGCGATATCCCCGGGGATGGGTGCCTGCGGCACCGGCATCATGTTGCCCTCGAGCGGCATCCCGGGCACAAGGTCCACTTCCACAATCTCCCCGTCCAGGCCTTGCGTAATCTTGGCCGCGGCATCTTCGGACAAGAAGCCGGCACGGACCATCCATTGCCGGGCCATGCGTCTGACCCCTTGCGCCTGGTACGTCCGCATAACGTTCAACTCCCGGAACTGGTCGAGGGACCGGGCAACCAGTGAGTAGCCGCGCAACGGCGTGTCCGGGTCACGGGAGAAGAACAAGGGAAGGATAGGCACCACGGGCCGCCCGGACGCGGACTTGTAGGGGATGCCGGTGGTTTCGTGG